AGGAAATCAAAGATGGCAACAAGACAGGCAATTATCCTAAATTCAGGTTTTTTTGAGGAGTTAAATACCTCCTCAGATAAGCTTGATTTAGCAGGCAATGATACTGATGATCTAAGTGAAGGCTCTAGTAATCAGTACTTCACAAATGCCCGTGCAAGAAGTGCGATTAGCGTTACAGATTCAGGTGGCGATGGTTCGCTAGCATATAACTCTGGCACTGGAGTTATTACTTACACAGGACCAAGCGCAACAGAGGTAAGAGCTCATTTGAGTGTTGCCTCGGGATCAGGTCTTACCTACAACTCCACAAGTGGCGAATTTGGCACCAGTGCTATTCCTAATGGTCAGCTTGCTAATAGCTCTCTTACTGTTGGCTCGACAAGCATCTCTTTAGGAGCAACAGCCACAACAATTGCTGGCCTTACTTCGTTGACTGCCCAAACAATTGAAGGCACCGGTCTCGTACGTTCTGGAATAGGCGATGCTGCCCGAAGCATCGTTGTTGACGGGACTAATGGGCAGATTGTATTTGAAGGTACTAGCGCTGATGCTAATGAAACAGTCCTAACTGTTGCTGATCCGACAGCAGATCGGACGCTGACCTTACCTGATAACACAGGCACGCTTTTATCTACGGGCTCGTCTATTGCCAACGCGAATTTGGCGAATAGCACTGTCACTGTCGGCTCTACCTCCATTGCACTAGGGGCCACAGCAACTACGATTGCCGGTGTCACAAGCCTTACTTCGACCACACTCGAGGGAACGACCACGGTTCGTGTAGGCGCTGCAGATGCAGCTAATGGCCTCCTTTTGAACTCTTCAGGGATCACTTTTGAAGGTTCAACTGCGAATGCACACGAAACAACACTTTCAGTTACTGATCCAACTGCTGATAGAGCGATTGTATTCCCAGACGCTGCTGGCACCGTTGTTCTTTTGGGATCACTGAGTGTAGCTTCTGGATCCGGACTGTCTTATAACAGCGGAACGGGTGAGTTTGGTACTAGCGCCATTCCAAATGGTCAACTTGCCAATAGTTCAGTGACAGTAGGCTCTACTGCCATTGCCTTAGGCGGTTCAGCAACGACAATCGCAGGACTTGCTTCGGTCACAACCACTGCTTTAATTGTCAATGATCAGACCGGTGGCTTGGCTATCCGTGATGCGGATGATAATTCCAAAATTGCTCGATTTGATTGCGGAACAATAAGTGCTAGCACGACTCGCACCTTTACCTTTCCCGATGAGAGCGGTACTCTGTTGACATCAGCTTCGACAATACCCGGCGGTAATTTTTTAGATAATACTTTTAGAATCAGTGATAATGCGGACAATAACAAAAAACTGGCATTCGAATGCTCAGGAATTACATCAGGCCAGACTAGAACAATGACTGTTCCTGACACCAGCGGGACTATTTCGACAGAAAGCTTCGCTACCGCGATTGCAGTTGCATTAGGATAGAACTATGGCAACCCAAGTACAATTCCGTAGAGGCACAACCTCACAGACATCAGGCTTTACCGGAGCTGTTGGTGAAGTTACGGTCAACACCGATCTAAATACAACCGTCGTTCACGATGGGTCTACTGCAGGCGGTTTTCCGTTACTTAGATCTGACGGCACGAACATGCAGCTGTCGGCAGGTTCATTAACTAGCTGCGCTTTGAAGTTTGCTGGAGACCCGAACACAGGAATTATTAGCGGTGCTCCTGATCAGATTAGCCTAGTGACCGGTGGAGTTGCTAGACTTACAATAGACTCATCAGGCTCAATTGCTATCCCAGGAAACGTAACGGTTTCGGGTGATCTCACTGTCACCGGGGTTATCAATTCTTCAGAAAACCTTGCATTAATTGTGGCTTTAGGCTGATATGGCAAACACTTTTAAAATTCAAACAAAGGCAGATCTTGTCACCTCAGCTATCACGAATACTGCCACAAATGTGCTCACTGCAGGAGCATCTGCTACGCACGTGCTGTTAAGCATCTTGGTCTCTAATAAAACAGGCACCTCTACAGACGTTGATATCTATTTAGTCACAAACACAGGTGATGACGTTTATTTGATCAGAAACGCTCCCGTTCCTGGTGGGGGCGCCCTTGAGATTATTTCTGGATCCAAAATTATCATGGAGTCTAGTGATATTCTTAGGGCTCGAGCAGATACAGCCTCGCGTTTAGACATCTCTGTTAGCTACCTCGAGCAAACCTAAGGAGAATAAATAATGCCATTAACCAGTATCGATGGTCAACGTCTCGGTGATAGCGTTTTCGACAAAACTGCTGCTCGCAACCTTGTCGTCAATGGCGCAGCCATGGTGGCACAAAGAGCTACCACCCAAGCCAGTGTTACATCTTCGGGATACTACGCTGTAGACAGATTCAAGAGTTCTATCGGTAGTTTAGGTACTTGGACTATTTCACAGTCGACAGATTCCCCTGACGGCTTCGGCTTCAGTTATAAGGCTTTGTGCACTACTGCAGATGCTTCGCCAGCAGCAGGTGATTTTGCTGCTATGTCTTACCACGTTGAAGGCCAAGACTTGCAATTTTTAAATTTTGGTAACTCAGGAGCAAAAGCGACGACATTGTCTTTTTATGTGAAATCAAATAAATCTGGTAACGCTAGTGTTGAACTTCAACAGATGGACAATAGTGATAAACAGGTAACTTTTCAATATACAATTAACTCTGCAAACACTTGGGAAAGAAAGATTATCAATGTGCCAGGTGATACAGCCGGGGTAATTAACAATGATAACGGCACAGGCATTCGTATGCTCTGGTGGTTAAACAGCGGTAGTGATTTCACGGGTGGCGCACATCGCAGTACTTGGACTGCTGAAGATGACAATGACAGAAATGTCAGCAATCTAGGTGTTGGTGGCGCTACTAATGATGAGTTCCTTATTACGGGATTACAGTGGGAGGTTGGTAACACTGCAACGCCGTTCGAACACAGGACCTTCAACGAGGAAATGTCAAAATGTCTTAGGTATTACGAGAAATCTTATCTTTATAGTGTCGTACCTGGAACGGGAACTGATGTGGGCATGATCAACTTAAGAAAAGCATCCACATCCAGTACTGTCACAAACTTTAACTTAGAATTTTCTCAGAAAAGAGCAGCACCTACTGTTACTCTTTATTCAACACATGATGGTGCTGCTGGAAATATTCGCGATTCGTCTGCGGGCGCAAACCGTGCTGCATCAGCAGACGATATCAGTGAAAGAGGGTGTAGGCTTGTACTTTCGAGTACTTTAAGTGGTTCTAACAATTTAAAGGTTCAATTCGAGGCGGAGGCAGACTTATTATGATTATTGAAAGTGTACAACTCGCGGCTGGCGGTGGCTATCGCTTGAATGGAGTTACTGATGTACCAAACGCCCCCGCAAATTCAGAGTACCAATTAATTCAAGAGTGGATTGCTGAAGGCAACACTCCTGGAC